CTCAAGGTCGCCGTACCTTGAGGTTGTGAATGGTCAAAGACGAATAAAAGGTTGTTCATTATCCGCCGCGATTGTGAATGTTTCTTTAGCTCGGCTACCTCACCTGCCGTTTTAGGTGTGCTTCGCTTAGGGCCGTATCCGTTGCAACACAGTGGTGTTCCGGAGAGCATACGGGTTTAAAAGAGCGTTGAGTTGTTTTCTTGGTTTTCACGTTGTACCGCTCCTGTTAGCATAAACGTTTCTTCCTTTTCTTTCCCTGGTTGACAGCAGTGTGTGTTTTGTACCACTGCTGATTCACAGGGGTGCTTCACGTGTATGTGGGCCGTTCTGTTGGCTTTTGTCAGCCTGTGTCATGCTGCGGGGTACTGGTTATCCCATACGGGGTTGGTTGAGGATGTTCACGCTGCTTTTCTGCGGTTCTTGCACTGGTGTGTGCGCGCATGGGGCAACTTCTTCAATCAACATTTGCATGAACATATGGTTCACGACATTCATGCCGCGACCGACCTTCCTGCGCAACTTTTTCAATGGACGATCTCAATTTTGTGTGAAGGTTTTCACCTTCTGTTTTTGCTGGTACTTCGGTCATCGTTCATTTGGGCGCCTGTTCTTTGCCTTACAATCGGTCTGTATGCAACCGTTTATCTCAGCGGTCGGGGCAGTCCGACGCTTGCCGAGGAGGTTGTTTGGACACAACTCAACGACGCAAGTCTCGAGACGAAATATCCAAGACGAGGCTATCTTGGATGCACCTTCTGCAATGGTTTTGATAAATATGACCACGCCGCCACCGTCACCTACTACATTCCATCCCTCCGTTGCACAATGCATCGTTGGCGGTCCCCTTGGACTCGCGTCAAAATACCAGACGTTCTCTTCAAGTCTGGCGCGACCGCGGGACATCGTTCGGCAATGGGAACGACGAAGGATGGGGTTACCGATACGAAGCTGTCTTGCGGGCTCGCGCTTCTCCAGACCGATGCCATCACCAAGGGCGGTTTTCTGGGACAGCAGGCTTACCCGCTTGCAGTTCAGGCGGCTACAATGGCGAAAGTTTGCGGTGGGTATGTTATTCCGGTCGACGATCCGCGCATCACTGCGGGAGTTATTGATGGATCTCATTGGGGATCTGGTACACCAGACTGGCATCCAGGACACATCCTGTTTGACTATCTGCTCTCTGCAGAAGAGACCTATGGACCTATATTGCACGCGTGGGGCAGCATGTGCGCTCCTCATGGGACATTACGCGGAAGCGCGTGGTACGCATGGGAGTCGTTCGTCTGCTGCGGTACCATCTCATTCATCTCTTGTCTCATGGCAGGATGGTTGGATCTGGGGTCGCCCTTCCACTACTTTTGGTTGGCCGGAACCGTGCTGTGTCCAGGATGGCGATTCTGGTGCCATGTCATTGGCTGCGGGCTCCTCTACAAGCGCTGGGCGGTCTGGGCTGCCCTTAACGGTTCGTGTACTGAGACAACCGAAAAAGTCAATCAATTTATACAAGCCCATTTCACTGGAGTCAACATCGGTCTTCGAGTACGCACAGATTGTGGCAGGTTGCTACGATATGTCGGAGGAACAAATTGGTTCTTTCTGTTCCGCCCCTTTTCGTGGGCTGCAAGAGGATTTTTCTTCCACACGGGCCTGGGCCCGCAGGCGTCTGCGTTTGAGGACGCTTACTTCCCAAGCTCGGTACACGGATATCGAATGGTCTCCTACGCTTTCAAAGAGGATGTGTCTGGCGACACTGTACTGCGAGGGTCTCAGGAAGCCGGGTCTGCTGCGAGGCGAGACCGGCAGATTGAGCTTGGCCTTGTCAACACTGGGACGCCGTTCTGTTACACCGTTGCGACTCTCTGCCGACGAACGTGGATGGCTCTTACGAGGGCAGCCCGCTGTATCGGAGGAACGGCGTGGACATGCGCTACGTGCACGTGCGAGAGGGCTGTATTTTCACGAAACTACCGCGTACAGCTGGTTGGGAGTGCTGGAGGACCACTGGTTCCCGATCCATCGCCGCACAGTTGGGGGCAGGTGGCGCGACGAGTGCATATCTGCCTACGACCGGTTTTGTACGGCACTCGTAGTGAATATGGCGACGACGCAGTTGGGAGCAGAGATCCCAATTTACGCTCTGGGGACACCACTCCATTCCCAGATAATGATGGAACGTATGCAGGACAAGAACGCGCAGAAGGCGAAGACGACCTTGAAGGAGGCCACCGACGCCCTGCGCTGTACCCTCAT